ATTTGCACCGCCAGAGCCTACGGAAGTTACCGTTAGCCCGTTGACATATAGATAACTATTGACAGTGTTGACCGCTGTCTGACCGTTCAATATAACCGTTTCAAACACTTCATCGTAGCTGCCGTTTAAGCCTGTGATAAGAACAGAGCGCGCGCCTGTGCCGCTAGGGCTTGCATCCGCAGCGTCGCTTGAACTTACCTTTAAAACAGAGGCAGCCGTAGGATGAGGTACCGTGCCGCCATCTGGCCACACTGATTCCTCAGAAGTATCAACATCAGGGTTGTAGCCAAATATTGTTATAGCTGAATGACCTTGCACTTGCCCACGCGCCACTTGTAGGGCAAAGTTTTCATTTTTGCCGTACTGAGTTTGCGAAACATAAGCTGTAGTCATGCTAAGAACCTTAATCGGTAGAGAGTCGTCAAATACAACTCAATGATATTATCCACCAATTGTTGCATGGTAGAGTCGTCTTTATCGCAGATTTTATACCGATTAGCCTCAATTTCCTTTAATTGTCCTTCTAAAAATTCAACCACATTTGCAGTTTTTTTAGCGGAACTCAAAGAAATTGCGCCCATCAAGCCATTTCGCCCCTGATAGGCTTCAGCAAATGCGTCTGCACGTTCAATAATATTCTCGTAGAACTTTTGCAGTGCTTTGTGTTTGGAATAGCTGCGAGTATTCAAATGCACGGAGTGCGTCACATCTCTAGCTAAAAACAGCATACCTACAAAATCGCAAGCTTTCATTGTTGTGGCTCCATTGGAGGCATCATTTGTTCTTGGGGCATCTGCTCCATTGGCATCTCAAACTGCTCACGCTGCGGTGCGCCACCAATCAGATCGCCAGTATCAAGGGCGGCAGCAATTGTGCCGTTGACAATATCTTGAATCTGCTCAAAGGTCATGCCAGCTTGGACAGCCGAAATACGCTTGGTTTCAGCATCAAATGCTTTGATCTGCGCCTCATAATCCGCACGTTGCTGCTCTTGAATCTCGACAGACTTGCCAATATTCTGGAGCATACTCATCATCTGCTCCATTTCTTGGTTCATGGCATCCATCTGCATCTTGGCAGCTTGCATCTCAGGCGAGTCATCGCCGCCTTCCATGATCTTAGGATCAATGGTCTTGGCAAAGCGCTTGGACATCTCATCCGCACCAGGCCAATCCATGTTCTTAATGAACAAGTCGCCAGCCACCGCCCACAACTGTGGGTTGCCTTGCAGAAGTTGAGCCATTGCTTCCAATGCTTCCTGACGCTTAGTCATGTAGCTTGGACCAGTGGTCACGCAGACATCGTATCGACCGACGTTCAGGTTGTAAATCTTTTCGATCACAATACCCTGCTGATCCCTGATCTTATTGACCGGCATCGGTTGATTAGGGTTTACCTTAATAATGTCTGTCTCACCATCCGCACCAATGATGCGCGCAATCCGTTCAGTATCATAAATCTTAGGTGCTAAGTCCACGATCTGACGTGTGATATAGCGCACAGCGCGCGCCAAGTTATCAACGTAATGATAAGTACCGACATCGGCCTGACGCTCGCGCGCCAAAATGGCTTTGCCCGAACGCTCGTTAGAGGTCTGACCAAGGCTTGAGTCATACTGACCGGTCGTACCTTTGATGTCGTCACTTGCACCCATCTTGGCTTGAATCAAACCGGTTTGGGGCAGCGGTGGGGGCGCGCGTTGTGGCAGGGGTAGAACACCGCCCGCACCGTCGGTCACATCGGGATTAACTTCCAGATATGGCCAGTTGGTGGTGTTGGCAGTCTTCCACTGCATCTCGTAGCCTTCAAATTGACCACCGTAGCCGATAAATGGGGCTTTGGGCGCCAAGGCTAACATCTCAGCTTCTTGGCTCGTCCAGTAGTTGTACATCCGCTGTGCATCTTTTGCATTACGCACGATGCCAGAGACATAAATACGACCATCAACCTCAAATTCGTTACCAACCACGCGCACCACAGGGATGCTTGAACCCGCCCAATCTTGCGACTCAAGAATCTCAAAACCGTTGATTTTGCACCATTTGACCTTCTTGATGTCCACGGTTCTGGAGCGAATTGGCTTCATGCCAGTTGCAGCCATCTCCATGTCTTCAACAGAGCCTTTCATGGCGCTCACGTTGCCGTAGTACAGGTTGAGCGTTGCTTTCTCATGCTCAATGTAGAAGTACTCAGCAATACGCACCGTGTTCTCACTCACCCACTGCGAGATAGAGGCATCGCCCACACCTTGCGCCATCATGGACGAGATAGGCTGCGAATTAGGAAACTGACGCTCGTATTCTTCTTTGGTCAAATCTTCGGTAATGAAACACCACTGCGCATCCGAGCCACAAGGGTCTTGGATGGTGGGGTCCATGTAGACCGAAAACGAATTACGAATCCGACCAATCTTAATGTCTTGGTTAAAGCTATTATCGTCGCAGTATTCAGTCAGCAGGCGGATATAGCCTTCGCCATACGCCACTTGGTTCTCACACGCCGTGTCATACGCCACATCCGCGTCCGATATGTACTCAATGTGACGCACCAGCCCGTCAAATATCTCAGCAACTTCAACATCCGCCTTATCGTCCACGGGAATGACTTTCCCGCTAGGGCGATTTTGACGCTGGTCGTTGGTGACTTGTCTGACGTGCTGGGGGAGTTTATTGATAGTGAGGCAGGGACGTGCGTTGATGGTTTGACCTTGTACTGAGCCGCGCGTCGCTAGTACATCGGCTGGCCATTGCCACTGATTGTCTGGACTTCCGGCATAAAAACGCAGATCGTCCAATTCATCCTCTCGGCTCTCAGAATACGCTGATACAGCCATAGTAAAGCGGCTTTTGGCAATCGAGATGATGTCTTTGTCTTTCATACAGTCCCTATTACGTCCTTGTCTTTCATAACAAGCAGACCATCAAACTCTTGGTCAATTGTGCCACTATACATGATGTGGTCGCCAACCGATACCATGAGTGGTCGGTTTGAGCCTTTCTTGCCAGGGCCTACCGCCACCACCACACCCGTGCGCATATCTTCTTCAGGCATAATAATCAAGCCAGACTGCACAAACGGATCGGGTTTGACTACGATATTGTCGTTTAATGGTCTGATCATTTCTTTTTTGCCGTCTTAGCTGAGTCTTTAAAGTCTTTGGAAGTCGGTGCGTTCTTGCTGCCAACTTTGTTCATTTTTTCGCCGGAACCAGCCTTGATGCGGGCTTGTTTGGCGTGGATATTTGCATAGAGACCAGGTTTAGTAGCCATGATTAGCATTTCCATCGTTTAAGAGAAGCTTTCGCACGTTCGCCGTCTTTAGCGTTCGCTGCGACCGCGCCCATTCTTGCACAAAAAGACGCCTTGCGTCCCGCATCAGCCTTAGTCTTTGGGTTTGGTGCTGGTGCTTTTAAATTTGATCCTGTTGCGGCATTGTATTTCTCACGACCTTTGGCGGTCAACCCCGCGCCCTGCTTTGCGGGTAGCTTCTCGCCTCGACCAACTGATAATGACACCGATTTCTTAGCCATTACGATCCCATCCATGAGGTGGCCATGCCACTTTGTGCGTAACTTCGCTGCCTAACCTTCGTACTCGTCTCTCTATGCGCAACAGGAAATGCAAACGTCACACATATCGCATCTGCGGCGTCTGGTGAGGCTAGACCCCTTGCGCGCATATCCTTCTTAGACTCTAAGAAAATCGTACCCTTGGAGTCCGGCTTCATTATAGGCGATATTAAATCAGTTTTTAGTATCCTGTCACTAGGAATCGACGCAGATTTCAACCAATTACGCATTTCACCCCACATTTCAGCGCGTTTGTTGCCATACATCAGCGGGTTTTTACTCCTACTACCAAAATTCACACCCCGAATCTTGTAGCGCTGTTCTTTTAAGCGATCCACCACGCCCCCGCCCACGCCACCTTCATCGACCACCACCATCGCAGGCTGATATTCTTCGATACACTCAATGACATGACCCACAACGGTCATCGTATCGTCCCCCTTGAACCGCTTAATCACAATAATGTCACGCCCTTGACGTACGGCA